TTTTTTATTTTAATCTTTCTAGTATAAATTACCTAGTTAATATGCTTTTTTTATTCCTCCTGCAGTTGAATAGGTTTTAATTATATTATCTGGTTCTTTTTCAAATGCTGATTTAACTTTTTCAACATTTCTTATATCATCATCTGAAAATCCTATTGTAGGTACAAAATTATTAGTTACTTTGTTTTTAAGAAACGCTTTCTTGTGAATCTTTGAGGCCATCTCCCTAACAAATTGGACGAATTCTTTTAAAGCCTTAATTTTACCTTCTTCAGGGTTGGTCGCAGAACCTTCACCATAAGATACAGGATAAAACTTACACATATCAAGATATTCTCTAATCATGTCTTTTTTAGACATTTCACCTTCATCAGCTAAATCCCTATATTTTTCCAAATTTTTAACTAATTCATTTGAACTAATTCCCATATGGTTAGATACAATAAGATTGTAACACGCCTCTTTAATAACACTTGGGGTATGTCCCCTCGCAGTGACTATCGAAAAAATTGACCCGTTGTTAATTGCTTCAACAAAGTCTCTCCAAGCAGGACCTGGTTTGGCTAATAAAGAATCAATAATAAATTGTCTATCACCTTTTACACCAAAGTATTTAAAAGGTTCTTCCCCAAAACCTACAATAGTGTGGCCTTCATATTCAAAAGGGTTTTTACCGATATCAATTCTATATTCGGCAAAATCTTCAGTAGACATTCCTACTTCATCACCGTCTTCATCTTTTAAAAGTATTTTAGTTGGCATGGTCATAATATTATCATCCCAATCAAAGGCGTAGTATTTCATGTCGGGGCTACCCTCTTCATCAATACCTTCTATAATTCTTTTTTTATGTTTTAACATGTTGTTTACTTAATAAATAAAGACAAGTCGAGTTTTATGTCGACTTGTCTTAAAATTATTTTTAGATATTATCAAACGATGCACCTGTTGGAGTAATATAGAACGTGATGTCTATGAACTCAAGAGATTTAGTCGGTTTGATATAAATCTTACCTGTTAATTGGTTTCTATCCAAGTCAGCAACATCCGAAGAAACTGTCACACGGAAATCGTATAAACCTCTGTCTCTTCTAATAGCGTCTAAGATAGGGTTAACCGCATCCAAGAAATCTTGTCTTACTTTCTCATCGTTTTGTTCAAACAATAGTCTTACTGAAACCGCTGAAATTAATTTACGAGCTTGTAACAATAATCTTCTTACGTTGATTCTGTCAAGAGCAGATTCTCTAATTTGCATAGTCTTGTTACCCCAAATTACGGTTCCAACATCAGAGAAGGTTGCGATTGGGTTAATTCTACCTTTATAAAGAACGTCTCTATCTTCTTGGGTAAGTTTCTTTCTCGCTTTAATAGCACTTACGATACCACGAGTGTAACCCGCCGCAGCGAACCAAGGGAATGCGATATTATCTGTTAACGCCAAGTTTCTTGTCACCTCAGCCGTAGCAGGGATATAGATTTGTGTGTTATTTACAGTATCTCTTGTTAAAACCCATGGGTAATAAGTTGCCGTATAGTTTGAGTCGATACCCGCAGTTTCCAAATTGTCTACCGCTTCTTGTGGATAAATCATATCTAATTGGTCACCTGTTGACGGTACAAACATGTTGTAGTCAGGAGTTGTACAGATATAAACTGAATCCGCTCTGTTGTACTCAATCATTTCGATTGCGTCACCTACTAAGTTAGAATGGTTTACATAATCAATACCTGGAGTAACGAATACGTTAATATTAACCGCCTCAGGGTTAGAGAATGTTTGTTGTCCTAATAAGTATGCGTAATAGTCAGTGTTTGCCCAATCTTGTCCGTTGTTACCAACAGTGATTTGTTTAAACGCTCCCCATCCTGTAGCCGTTGGGTATTTGAATGAAGGACATGACCCATTTCTATAACCAATCTTACCTAATACGAATCTATCAGCATTTGTTCTGTGTTCAGTGTAGATGTCCCATCCATCAAAACCTCCGTGACATAATAACGAGAATTTACGTGCGTATAATCTGTAATACGGATTCGCTTCGTTATCAGGGTCTGAAGTAAATGGTGCCGAACCTACGAAGAACGCTGGGGTACCACTTGTAGAAAAATAACTTGGTATTGTAATACCACTTGCGTTAATATCCATGTGGAAACCTCTTGTCTTATATGCCCATTCATCACCTGAAACATCTGTACAAACATCTAACGGTAATTGTTTACCTTTATATGTGTAGAAGTCAACGTCAAAACCAACTGTGTCGGAAATACCAAGATAAGTTCTACGAACATTGTCTCCTGCACTTCTTACAACATCATCAGCTCCTGATGATAAACCAAATGGTGGGTCATAAACAACTTCACCTGGGTAATCGTATTTTGTTTTATATATTGGGAATGGAGGTCTAACACCTGCATACTCTCTAAAGTTATAGCCTTCAAATCCACAAGGTAATGCGTCTATTGGAGCGTCCTCGTTAAGTTCAATCATAACAAATTTAGAGTTCAAAGCATATTCCCCGTCTAATGTACCTATTTTTTTAGCGATAAAACTATTATCATTAGGGTCCATAGAACAGTTTGTGAATTTCTCAAGAACTACAGGACTATTATCTGAGTCAAAGAAATCTCTAATAATTACGTCAAAAGTACCATTGTTAAATGAGATGTTTGCGATTGAGATTTTAACTTCAATGTTTGCGTCATCTCCATCAGCAATCGTAGTAAATTTAAATAAGTTATATACTTTTGTACCTCTCAATTCAGACACAACCCATGGTGATGTCGGTGATTGGTATTTTTCAAGATACCAAGCGATTGATGTTGGGTCAACACCTTGTCTTGCGTCAGGTAATGCCGTTAACTCACAATTTAAACCTCTGATATATCCTTTTCTCCATCCATAAGTTAATAATGCTTGGAATCTCTCTTCTACAAACAATGGAACAACCGTTCTTGGTTTTGCAAAATTAGATTGTCCGAACACTTTAGAAATGTACTTACTGTCTGAATTTGATAATGACGTTTCAAAGAAGAACGGATTACCGTCTTTATCTATTACATTAATACCAAATGTTGAGAATGGGTTTTTAGTTACCCCTGAATACGCTCCTGTACAATCTAATTGTACATTATGACCGTCAAATTCGTTATACGCATTAACACCACCTGGAACTTCATAAACCGCTCCGTTATCTGCACCATATGTTGCTAATCCTCTTGAACGTAAAGTCGCAACAACTAAATCATCAAAGTCTGTGAAAGCTTCACCTTTATATATGTAGATTTGACCTGTTAAAACACCTGTATAACATTTTGTTGGTTTAGGTAATGTGGTAGTTGTTGTTGTTCCTGTTGGAATTGGGTTACAAGGGTCAGGTGTTGGGGTTGGTGTCGGTAAAGTACTTGTTGTTGTTGTTGTACTAATTACTTCCGTTAACTCCGTAACAATTGACCAAAAAGAATAACCACTATAAACCGCATTTCCTACATTATCGAATAAAGCGTAATACCAAGGGTCGTTTTGTGGTGCCGCGTAATTAATCATACTCTCATCAACATTCTCAACGTCAAATACGTTTGTTTCTGCCGTGAAAATTGGTGATAGTGAATTATATACGTCACCTGAAATAGGCCCGTAATAATTAATGTTAGTTGTTTCTGCAATATATGGATTAGTTGCGTTTATAATATCAAAAATTTGATTTGTCATATCTTGATATAATGTACCAGTACTACCATTAAAGTTTTCATACGGTAAATTTAATTTAGCAACTATTTCTGATGGAATAGGTCCTGTAAATGAAATACTATTAACACTATTAGTACAACCCGTAAACGGAATTGAGTAACTAATAACGTGAGGTAACGTACATTCAAATACACAGTCAACAGTCACACCTGATATACAATCAAACTCAACTGTTTTTGGATTAACGTTTGCTTTTGTAGTGATTGACCAAGATGGACCCGCATCATAACCTGATAAACCTAATACTCTTGTTACGAACAATTGGTTAGATTGTTGTAAGTAAGCCTTTGCGATATACGCCGCTTCATATTTAGGAATTTGTGTGTTTATGAATTTTTCAGGAGATGTTCCCCCGAAATATGATGAAAACTCATCGAAGTTTCTGATAAAGATAGGTTCGAAAGCGGGACCTTTTTGAGTCTCACCAACAATACCTAAAGTTGTAACACCTACACTTTGTGCCACAAAACTCAAATCAACTTCAGAGGTATACACTCCAGGAGACACGAATACTTTGTTGTTTGTTGCCATTATTTTTTTTCTTTTAGCTTGTTAATTTATTTTATAGATAAATATTAGAAAAAAAACCAAAATACTTTACTTTGTAGTAAGTATTTATAAATTGGGTAGAATAAATTCTACCTTTTTTCTACCATGGACGATAAAGTAAAAAAAATAAAGAATCTAAAGATATCAATTGAGGCTCATAATATCCTAAAGACCTATTGTGAAAAGAAGGGAATTAAAATGTATCGATTCTTAGAAAGAATGATAGTTGAGAAGTGTAAGGAGAAACCTGACGTATACGGTGAGAATTAAATTGGGTTACCAAATAACCTAATTATTGATTCTAAGGTAACATCTATTTTAACAATCACAAATTTTAACTTATCATCAGTATTTATTTGGATTTCTGTTAAATCGGAACCATAATAATCATTGTTAATATAAACATCAAAACTATCAACGTTAGTTGGGGTCGCAATTATTATATTTGTGGTATAATCAAATATTTGTGAGTTAACATTATTACCAACAACAAACAATACATCAATTTCATTACCACCTGTATTAATATCTTTCTTAACTCGTCTTTTTGTGGTATTTGTATCAAATTCAACAACTTGTAAAACTCTCGAAACCGCAGGTGAAACCTCAAATTCGTTTTCATCAATTAAAAAACCTAATAAGGTGAACTCATAACTTTGGATATAAAATTTTCTTTTTTCCAATTCCATAACAGATTCGTCAGAGATATTACCCATAACAATAGGAATATAATGACCCTTAATAACTTGGTAGGCTTGTTTTGATGCAAATTTCTCTATGACGTTTTTATTGAATTCATTGATTTCTCTCATTCTGTTACAAACTATTTTAACAGTGTATGAAATATCTACAGGAACGGGTTGAGGTATTTTGTATATGTCCATACCATTTCTTTGTCCATCCCATGTTGGTACTTGGGCATAAAAATATTGTCGTCTATTTGGGATATTATAAAGTACTGCGGGGTTTGTACCAAATTTTACTTCAGGAACTCTTACCGTTGTAATAAATGGTGGTTCGACATTCTTATCGAGATTTTGTAAATTCCACGTCTCAGTAAATTGACTCCAATTCTGTGTAGTCACTAAAATATCAATTGTTGGTATTACTTTACCATCAATTACGGTTTTTAGTTCGTTCTTAACAAACTCTAAAAATCCACCATCCAAATCAGCATGTAGTAATGATTTAGGTAGATAGGTTCCATCCTTATTAATTTTATCAACCAACTCCCGTCTTCTTGGTAGAAGAGTTTTAGATTCGGTTAAAGGAATATCTTTCTTTATTTTTTTAGGTAACGACATCTTAAAACTTTCTTACTTCGTTAATTACGAATAATTTATTTTTTTGGTTAATCATGTCAACCTCTTTGGCTTTGTATACGGGTTCTTCTGTCCCTTTATAAACAAAACTATCGTATTTGTATGGGTCATAAGTCACTATTTTATCGTTTGATTCTTTTGGGATGTTGTCACAAGGGAACTTACAATAATCTACTAATCTACCAATAACAAATGCGTGAACATTTTTTCTTTCCTCGTCTCTAACTTTTTCTTTACCCCCTTGTCTAACTCGGAACTCAACATCCTTTAGTTTAACATAATCGGCATGTAATATAACTATTGATTTATATGTTACAGAAAAAGTATGTTTGTGTAAATTATAATAAACCATAACACGTTTTCCTCGGTAATCTTCTTCAGAGTTATTGTAACCACATTCATGACAAATATATGGGTCTTTACCACCATCTGATAAATCCCAAGACCATCCACACTTGTCACAAATTATTTCTTTATTTGTGACAGTTTCAAGAATCATTTTCTTTTGTTCTTCTGTAATTAATATATTCATTAGTTCTTTCTAGAGTCTTTGAACCCTCTTTTTAGTTTATCATTATATGCTCCCGACACAACCCTTAAAAAGTCAAGTCTTTTAAAATCAATATTAGGATATATACTTATAAATATAGTACCAACTCTTTGGGATACCCAATTTTCATATACTCCAAAATTGTCGGGTTTATTACCTGGACCACCACTTTTAATATCATTATTCAAATGATGTATAACATAATCAACAAGGTCACTTATTTCATGTACTCTTCGTAATACGTCTATTTGTGATTCTGTAATTAGTATGTCCATTATATTTTATTTCCTTTTTTTAAATTATCTTTCGCCCATAATGGTTGAAGATTTGTATAATGGCAAAGTTTATAAATCTCTTCTTCAGTTTTAGCTGAAGATAACGGAATAATATGGTCAATGTGAATATGTTTTCCCATTAAATCCCAAGACATTCCTTTAACAAATTTATTCTCTAAATGACTTTTTAATTCGTTAGGAGTTAAACCTATTAATTCATAAGTCGAGTTGTTTTTATTTACATTTTTTAATGTAAGATAGTAATTTGTTCTGGTTCTAATATTTTTCCATAATTTATATATTGGGTCAATTATTTTCCTTTTTTTATCGTAGTCAGTCATATAAGTTGTATTTTTTTTATTCCATTTTTTCTTATATTCTTTAATTTTTTCTTTATTTTTTAAATAATAAACATTAGCACTTTTTTTCTTTTTTTCAGGATTATTTTTCAACCAGATAGACGATAAAATATTAGATTTTTCTCGATTATTATCATACCATTTTTTCTTACTAATTTTACGAGATTCTTTAGTTAATTGGTTATATTGGATAAAATATTCTTTATTTTCAGTATATCTTTTTTTTGATTCAATTTTCCTACATTCTTTACAAGACGACCTTAATCCATCTTTTGATTTTTTTTCCACACCAAAATAGGTAAATTCTTTACCAATATTACATATTTTACATATTTTTATCATAACCCTCTAAACTCATTATTTGTGACTGGCGATGCTATTATACTTCTATAAAACGGTTTGTACCCCGCGTAACTATGTTTAGTATCAGATATTACCCTTCCATCGTTATTCACCGTATAATATCTAACTCTATCCTCAGTTTCGTAGTATCCAATATAATCACCAAAATTAATATCAATACCTAATTCGTCCAATTGTTTTTGATACACAGAAACTTTTAAATTACCTGGCTCAAACTGTTCAATTTTAGAATTACCTAAGTTTTTATTCTCAGGTGCCATAATTTGAACGTGTCCTTTAAATTCGATTGGAGGTAAAAATTTAATACCGTCAGACACTGTTTCTCCGTAAACGTTATCTGTTTTACTTTTTTGTTTATCAATTCTATATAATACTAAGGTGAAGTTCATATCTCCATACAACCATTCTTCTCCAAATCGGATTTCCAAATCATAATCTTCGGACCCAAAAAATTTCCCAATTCTTGTTATGGGTACTCTTAAATCACTCATATAAATTTTCTTTTATTGATAAATATTAAAAGATTCATTATTGTTAGGTAAAACATTAATCTTTGGATAATATTACCACAGGAAGTACAATCAATTTGATTGAACAAAAAGCGTTGTCGATACTTGACACGTATTCAGGTGCTAACAATTATATTCTGAAATTAAAAGTTCAAAAGGAAACCAACAAAAAGTTTTATCCCACAAGAGCACAATCAGAATACATTATAAATTTTCATGAAACCTCACCTAAGGTAGCAAAAAAATGGGTTGACTTGGACCCCTATTTTGCAAAGAAAATTGCTGATGAAAAATTATATACCGAAATCCCTAAAGAAGTTTGGGTTGAAAAACTTTTAGCGGAAAAAGAGAAGTCTTATCATGTTTGGGGGAAAGTTCTTTCAGGGGAGACTATTCATGACTTTTGGTTACCTAAAGGTGCATTACTTAAAACTCATAAGACAGAAAAGGTGGAGATAGATTATTCAAAATATAATCACCGACCACCTCTTAACCATCAGAAAGAGGCGATAGAAAAATTAGCAGGGTCAAAACGTTTTATTTTGGCCGATGATATGGGATTGGGGAAAACCACCTCAACAATTATTGCTGCGTTAGAAACAAAGGCTAAGAAAATATTAATTATTTGTCCTGCATCATTAAAGATTAATTGGCAACGAGAAATAGAGAACTACACAGATAGAAGTGTCTACATTGCGGAAGGAAAACACTTCTCAACGGAACACGATTTTGTAATTGTCAATTACGACATCCTAAAGAATTTTTACGATTTAAAAGATAAAGAAAATTCTTTAATCTCTAAAAGTAACTTTGAATTAATTATTATTGATGAGGCCCATTATATTCAAAACGGTCAAGCACAAAGAACTAAGTTAGTTAATAGTTTTGTAAAAAGTGTAGACAAACTTTGGTTGTTAACAGGAACACCAATGACTTCACGACCGATGAATTATTATAACCTATTGTTCCTAATAGAAAGTCCCGTTGCTCAAAATTGGATGGCATACGCGATTCGTTATTGCCAAGGGTATCAATTCAAAGCGGGTAACCGTAAGATTTGGAACGTTAGTGGGGCGTCTAATTTGGAAGAATTGAGAGATAGGACTTCTCGACAAGTTTTACGAAGATTAAAAACAGAGGTGTTAGATTTACCTGATAAAATCATTTCACCAATTTACTTGAGATTAAAATCAAAGTTATATGAAGGCCTGATGGGGGAGTATTATGATTGGTATAAAAATAAAAAAGAAGAATCCTCATCATTAACCGTGCAATTTTCTAAACTAATGAAAGTTAGACAAGTCATTGCCGAAGAAAAAATAAATGATACAATTGAGCTAGCTCAAAACATTATTGACCAAGATAAGAAAGTCATAATTTTCACAAATTTTACAGATACATTACAAAAAATACATAGTCACTTTGGGAAACAATCCGTTTATTTAGACGGGTCTTGTACTAAACCACAAAGACAATATGCCGTTGACCAATTTCAAGAGAACGACAAAATAAAAGTCTTTGTCGGGAACTTAAAAGCCGCGGGTGTTGGTATTACATTAACTGCTGGTGAAGCGGTTATTATGAACGATTTGTCGTTTGTTCCATCGGACCACGACCAAGCTCAAGATAGGGCATATCGTTACGGACAAAAAAACAGTGTCTCAGTTTATTACCCAATTTTTGAGAACACCATCGAAGGTGTTATCTACGATATGTTATCTAAAAAGAAAAATATTATCGATACCGTAATGGGTGATAACATCGAAGACAAGGGTGATTTTGTTGAGTTGTTAATGAACAAGATTAATAATGTGAGTTAGTTTCATATTTATATAATATGAAAAAAATACAAGAAAAGATTAACATAATAACAGAACAGTTAATCGTAGAGGAAAAAAAAGACAACCAAAAACTTTTTTTGACTGAAATGAAAAAAATAGGAATTGAAAAATTACCTTACGCCTATTCATCCCTTAAACAGTTTATTGACGCGGAAACAATGGAGTACCATTATAACAAACATTATAAAGGTTACGTTGACAAATTAAATTCCTCGTTATCAAAAAAAGACTATGGTGATTTAGAGTTAGAAGACATTATCAAATCAATTGGTAAGTACGATAAAACAATTAGAAATAATGCTGGTGGAGCATTTAACCACGCATTATTTTGGAAAATGTTATCTCCAAAGACACAAACACCAAATGGTGATATCTTAGATAAGATAAAGAAAGACTTCGGGACATTCCAAAAATTTAAAATTAAATTTGAGGAGGTTTGTAAAGACCGATTTGGTTCAGGATGGGTTTGGTTAGTTTTAACTAATCGTAATACCCTAAAGATTGTCTCAACACCAAACCAAGATAACCCATTAATGAATGTTGTTGAAAATGGGGGTTACCCTGTTTTAGGTTTAGACTTATGGGAACACGCCTATTATTTAAAATACAGAAATAAGAAAGATGAATATATTCAGAATTTTTGGAAGTGTGTTAATTGGAAATTTGTGAACCAATTATTGGGGATGAGGTTAAAGAAAAAAATGGATGAAACCGTTTCATTACGAGAAGTTTTATCTGAGGGTAAATCAGAAAAATGTGGTAGAGATATGAATGAGGCGATAAGATTTGTTTTTAACATTAATCCAAAAGTTAAAAATACTTTTAGATACGGTATTGAAAAGATACTACAAGAAATTTATCCCGATAACTATTATGGTCAAAACGAATATGGTGATGGTCAAATGTCGGGCATCTATGATTTAGAAATTGAGGGAAGGTCGGTGATTAATAAACTCAACACCAATTATACTTGTTTTTGTATTTTGTTAACGGATATTAACAAAGTTATGGTTAATGAAGGTAATCCCGAAATTAAAATTATTGGGTTAAAACCTTTTGAACAAATTAGTGAAACCAAAAAATTTGTTAACGCGTTAGATAAATATAAATCAAGAATTTTTACCCCTCACTCAGGGACATTTCAAAATTTAATGGCGACGTTAGGGATTACTCACGATATAGGAGGTAAAACCGAAGATTATGCGGTTGTTTTATTAAAGAAAAAATTTGGTGACGATAACGTTGAGCAAATTGGTGAATTGGGTAATAAAGAGGATATGATTGGTGGAATCGACTGTAAAGTAACTGTTGATGGAAAGACAAACACCGCTCAAATAAAACCGTTTAGTCGAATCAAACAAGAAGAAGGTAAAATCATCGTATTAGATACAGGACAAGTTAAAAGGTACTCGACTGATTGGATGGTATTCACCAAAAAAAATAAAGAAGTGCTGATTTTCAGTAATAAACGGGTAAAGATAACTCAAGGAGTTTATGTTTTCCCTGAAGAAGATTTAATTTATACATTAAATTGATATTTATATATAAACACAAATCATGGCAGTTATCGCAGAACCAGAAAGAAGTCAATTATATACAAGACTAAAACACTTGTTAGGAGCACCACTTAGAAGTGTTGAACTTGAGGATGAGATGTTAGATTCATTACTTGCACTGTCTATTGAGGACTATTCTCAATATGTCCAAGATTGGTTAATCGAATCTCAATGGACCTCATTGTATAATCTTAATTTAGACACTCAATCGTTATCTAAAGCATTTATCACAAAAAATTTGACTTACGAAGAAAGATATACTTACGCGTATTCTAAAATCGTTGGTTTACAGGCTGGCGGTGATTCTGTTTTAAAGAAAGATTATATACAGTTAGTTAGGAATCAACAAATGTATGAAATTCCCGCAGGAAGAGAAATTAATGAACTTTTATGGTTTTCTCCCGCAGAATTAAATAATATTATGTTTGACCCATGGTCTTTCGGAGCATTAGGTGCTGGCGGTGGATTAGGTGGTGGAGGTGGTCTTGCTCAAGGAGGAGGAATGGCGGGAGGATACTTTATGATGCCAGCTTTTGACATGTTATTAAGAATGCAAGAAATCAACATCCAAAGAAGAATAATTGCGGGTGATTTGACTTATAGAATAACCGCATTACCTGACGGTAAAAAGGCGATTCATTTGATGAATACACCTGGTGGTAAGTTTGACTTTGGTAATGGTACTATGACCAAAGGTAAGGTTTGGTACCACTACTATGAAGTTGATGGTGCCGATAGAGATAAATGTCTAAAAGATAATCCTGATATTATTAAATTACCGTCAGACGTTCCTTTCGATAAAATTGATTGGGTTGATTTAAATAATCCTTCCCAAATATGGATTCGTAGATGGTTCTTCGCATATGCTAAAGAGGCGTTATCAAGAGTGAGAGGTAAATTTAGTGGAAACATTAAAACACCTGATAGTGAATTAACTATGGATTACGCATCATTGGCGACTGAAGCCAAAGACGAAAAATCAAAATTAATCGAGGAACTTATTGGTGCCGAAGGTAGGTTAACAAGATTGAAACCAGAAAAAGTTATGGAACGAGAGGCGTTACTTGCGGAAAACTTAAATAAACAAAAAAAGTTCACCGCAATGCCGAGACAAATATATGTAATCTAATGAGAACTATTAATTTTACCCCAAGAAAAAATGTTGTCAGATATCAGACAAGAATGACCCCATCAACAATTATTGTAGATGGCGTGGAAGTACCTCATGAAAAAACTCAAAAACTAAATAAAGAATTATTACTTGTTATTAGAGATTCTGAAAATTTTGAGGTCGTCTTGGATTCTACAAAATATAATTATGTTGTGGTTAAATCTTTAATTAAAACAATAATTAAACCTGATGTTGGTCTAATTGATGAGGAGTGGGAAGAACTCTTATTAGAGAAAGGGTCTTGTGTACAATTTCAATTTGTAGAAGATGTATGGTTAATACTATCCTCAGATGGGATAAAGCTTGATTAAACAAACTCTTCCCATCCTTCAGATGCTAATTCATAAATATAGTCAGGGTCAAGACCTCTCTTATCCCAATACTTAACTTCCCCTTCAGATAAAGTTAATACTTCTTCTAAAGTATCTTGGTCCCCTTCTTTAAATGGAACTCCGTTGATTAGGGTACATTGTTCTTTAGTAAAGAAACCTCTATCTTCAGGATTTGTAACTAATAACCCATCACGTACCTCATCTTTAAACACTACCAATAATGGTTCTATCCTTTTATTAAATGTTGTGAGTGCTCTCGGAACATTATAATCCCCCGTCATTTCAGGGTTTTCCTCAATAACCTTTGGGTCTAACTTATAACAATTGATTTGAATCATCGATGTCATTGAGTCGGCAGGATATTTTCCGTGGTCTGAGAAATAATATTGAAGTTGTTCAGAACTCCATCCTCGTTTAAGTTTATTAACTTTTTGAACATCTCCTTGGGACGCCTTTGTTCCGTTATTAACATAATGAATTACGTCCCCTAATTTAACGTTTAGTTTATGTTGTATCGCCAATTCCATGTGTGCCATCCTACTCATTAATGACCCCGCCTTTGTTGTTTGTGTACAACGTTTTTTATAATCATCGATTGACAGTTTCACTTTCGCTCTTTGTGCGATTTGCATTAACGGAATTTGTTTATCGTTGATTTTTTGTATGTAAGTATAATACCACTCCACAAACTCTTGACCTTTACCCTCTAACAACATCTTAACACCTTTATCTAAAAACGCCTCAATATATAATGGTAACTTTTTGGATTTAATTGTGTTACCTGTAAGCTTAACTTTTCCACTTGCCTCCATAACCGCATAGTTCTTACGAGCCAAGTTAATACATGACGGCCAAGTCCCATCGGTATCTAACGCCATCTCACCTCTCATGAATAAATCATTAAACTCCGCAACATCGGCATCATCTCCTGTATATTCCTTACCCTCTTTAACTTTCCAATTTAATCCTTTACCAACATATCGTCTATTTTCCCACCCTTCAGGTTTAGAGAAGTTGACACCATCGGTATCCATTACAAGAGGGGTATATCCTTTCTTCATAAAGAACTTAATCATCTGACGAAGATATTGTCTACCTGTACAAGTAATCTGTTCCCCCATGAACATGTCTCCCCAAGCAAATACTTGTGGTGCGGATAACGCTCCGAATAAAGAATTAATGAAAATCTTAATAGGTAACTGTTTACGGTCATAAGATAATGATTTCTTTTTATCCTTATCATACCACTCGGATGCCAAGTTTTTATACATGATACGACTATTTCTGAAATACGCTAATAAACCTTTCATCGCCCCTGTAACATCACATTCAGGAAACACATCATGAACTAACTGAATTGATGGGTATAGTGAAGAGTAATCGAGTTTTAATACGTTTCTTGAATAACCAACTTTTAGAAGTCTTGATAACCCACCAACAAAATCCGTCTTTTCTTGTTTCTTCGGGATGGCCAATTTATGTTTATATGACCATGCCAACATAATCATTTTCCATAATGTTGCGGTACCCATTGTTGAAACTCTTTCATAAGTTGTTGGTACTAATGAAGCCAATAGAAAAGTTCCTTGATTAAACTCGTCATCGACCAATAATGTTTCCTCTAAGTCATCATCAAGATATCTCTCAACAATGTTGTCCCCTGTAACTTTAATGTATGTCCCAGGAAATCGTGTATCTAAATCATTGAATTCGGGTTTATCCGCTCTTTTGTATTTACCGTTTTTAACATTTAACCAATATTCATTTTTATCCTTATACATTGACCCAATCTCTTCATGGGATATATATACACGGTCAGGAGCTTCAGCTTTAATGTACTGAGTAATATACTTCAAACCTGCGGACTTAATACCCGAATTAATTGCTTGGGCTCGTCTTACAGAGTGGATAATATCAATAACATTATAACCCCATATACCAACTTGATTGTATCTCTCAACCTCGTTGGCAAGTTTTAACATATTTTCAGTTTGTCTTAAATTTTGTTTCGGATTTAAGGTATGACAGATTTTTTTAATATCTAAATGAAGAGCCTTACACCTCTCCAATATCCAAAACCAATCGAAGTTTGCGGAATTGTATCCACCAATAATACTTGGTTTTAATTCATCAATAATTCTAAAGAATTCGACCAAACCTCTGCGTTCCTCATCCTCATCCGAACACTCAATAACTTTCTGATAACCTTTATTAGTTTTAATTCCTATCATGAATATACGACCGTCTTTTGGTTCTAACGCGGTCGTCTCTAAGTCGAATACAAATCGGGTGATGTCATTGTATTCTTCATATCCTTTAAATAAACGTTTCTCTCTTGAAATTAGATATTGTTCTACAGGAGGTAGAATCATAATCTTGTCTTTGGTGTTTTCCCCCCATGGGTCTACTCCACCCTCTCTAAAAAATTGGATTAATTGTCGATAACCTTTCAGACATTTAACCATATACTTTAACCCTTGCTCTAATCGGTCATTACCTTTGGTCTCTAATTTCTCAATCATAATTCCATGTTTGGACATGGCTTCTTTCTGAAGACCTTTAGATGATTGGTAAAAATTTAAACCACGTAAATCACCGACCCAAGCAAATGGGGTAAAAGTGTCTTTACGAATTTCTTTTCCTTTTCCAGGAATTTCTTTGATTTTATAAATTGAATCCGTTAGATAATCGAACTCAATGGCAACGATGTGCTCTTCAGGGTCGTTCCCTTCTAGGAACGCTTTAATTTCTTCTTGACTTATCATTAATATACTTATTTAGTTGGTTCATTAGCTACCGAATTAAGTCGGCATTTACCTTCGTAAATAAATATAGTGGTAAAAATTACTCTTATCAACCAAGTAATTCTTTTTTTAATTAGTCAATTGGTAATCCAGTGTTATAACTTGCGGTAATATCACTCCAACCAATACCAAATTCATATTTCATAACTTTATCAACAACAACATAAGATTCAAATTGTAATGTACTGTCAGGAATAACATCAGTATTGATAAAAATACCACTTAAAAAATATACATCATTTGTGGTGTTTCCAGTTGTTGCTGCTGGTAAATTAGCAATAATGTAATCATATGCCGCATCTCTAATTATTTCTGTCGCATAAACCATTTGTTTATTATATATCACTTCACTAGTTCCTGTGAATCCTGATAATGTTTCACGAAACGGCCATAAAATATCCGTTAATTTCCAAAAAGAATAGTTACCATCGTTAAACGGTGGATTGTCTTGACTTGGAGCTTGAGTTAAAACATTAACAACTTGGTTAATTGCTCCCCAAACTGCACCACAAGTATTATCTGTTATACTATCAGCTTTACCTCTACGTAACATTCTTCCTGAACGACCATCTTCAGTCACACCAATGTGTGGCATACTTGTAACAAATAAGGTTCCGACAAGAGTTGTTGCTACGTGACTCGCAAACGCTCCGTAACCAACACTACCAACAAACGGATATCCTGCTAACCCACCTGACATAAATGGTCCTAAGAAAGAATTAATACTTGTTGGCCATTCACCGATATTTCCAGGTAAATATGCCGCGTCCACATCATCAGAACAAATACCTTCAGCTAAAACAATATCAGTTGATGGTATTCCTTCATTTGTAATATATTCTGTTGTATATGTTCCCCACACTTCAGATAATACGGCTCCTGAAAATGGTTGGGCTCCTCCGTCAACAGTAACAGTTCTTACTGTTTGAGTATACGCACTCTGACCTGTTAATGGTGCTGGTACAATTATTTCATATGTTCTATCATATAATGGAACGTTTAATTCGTATGTTCCATAAGGATAATCCGAAATATTGTTAAATGGTATTACTTGAGTCCCTAAATTTTCTGACCCACCAGTTGTGGGATAAAAAGTAACGTTTGCCGTTAGTCCTGATAAATTTGTACTTGTTATTCTAATTCCTTGTATCATTTTTTTGTTTTTTTATTTATTTATAATATTAATCCGAAATTCAAATCATTTTCTGGTATGTCTAATACGTTTAACCCACCTTCTGGAGTTGTAGTAGTCGTTGTTGTCGGAGAAATTGTAGTAGTCGTTGTTGTCGGTAACGGTGTCGGTGTTGGTGGTGGACATGTTGGACAACTTGGACATGGGGTCGTAGTTGTTTGAGTGACCACAGGTCCATTAATACAACAAGGGAATTCAGACACATAACAACTGTCATATGGTAAATCGTCAGCAATAAATGAGTCTTGGATATTAATATAAAGTTTTTCTCTGATTGGTAATATCAATACACCATCACTACTTCTCAACATAAATTGACCTTCATATCTACCAACCTTACTTGTGTCTCGGTTAGTAAATTGATAATACAAATAATATTCGGGTTCCGCGTTTGGTTCTATAAACGTCTTCTCAACAAACCCCGCAGGTCTTGAGGTTATTTTTGGGATTCCTGTCTCAATATCAACCATAGAAAAAAACAAAGAAGATACCTCAATCAATTTCATAAAATTGTTGTACTCACTTCTCCCATCCTTCACCACGGAAAGTTTAAGAATTGGTAAAGTAGCATTTTTTTTAATAAAAAATTCCATTAATTATTTTTTATTATAAATACTTGATAAAACAAAAATATTATATTATTATTGTTTTTAGTGAAACTTTAACAATAAACGAGATATTTATATAATATGGCAAGACCAACAAAATTAGAAAAAGACAGAAAGGTTAAATTTGGAATAAGTTTAGACCGTGATTTATTTGACCGAATGGTTAAAGAAAAAACAAAAAAATCGACATTAGTTAATAAACTATTAAAAGAGTATTATGGAAAAAAAGATATGTAGTAAATGTCAAGAAGAAAAAGAGGTTTGTATGTTTTATAAACATAGTAAAAACCCTAACATTTATAGAGGACAATGTAAAAAATGTATGAATAGTAATTCGGTTTCACATTATTCAAATAATAAAGACAAAATAAAAGAACAAAATAAAATTTATGTTAGTAAAAATTCGGAAAAAATAAAAAAAAGAAGAAAAATTTATGTGGAAAATAATCCTAATCTATATAAAGATTGGGTTAAAAAAAATAAAGAACATAGAAGGAATTATATTAACAACTATAATTCAAATCCAATATCTAAATTAAAAAATAGTTTAAGGTCAAGAATAAATGAATTAATGAATAAAAAATATAATAACCCAAGAACAACTAATTTAGTTGGTTGTGATTATGAATTTTTAATTAATTATATTGAATGTAAATTTATCAATGGTATGTCGTGGGATAATTACGGATATTATGGTTGGCATTTAGACCATATCATACCATTATCATCGGCTAAAACAGAGAAAGAACTATGTAAATTATATCATTATACAAATCTTCAACCACTATGGGCCGAAGACAATCTTAAAAAAAGTAATAAGATATTATCTTAACATTCTTTTCTTAAATCACTTGAGTAAAAGTCGAATCTGTTATGTTCAGTAGGTGTCATCAATAAGATTCCTGATTTTATTTTACCTTTAATGGTCTCTTGATACATAAAACTCATAAGAGTCTGTTCGTGCGGTGATTGAAATGTAGTTTCTATAAACATTCTATAATTACCTTCTTTTGACACGACTTGAGGCCAGTTACAGTAAAAAATGTATCCTGTAGCATACGGAACTCCCTCATATGATTTTATCATTTCAAAATTTGTTTTTGGAGCATTTGGGTCTAGTCCTTGAACAGGTAGTCGTTTATTGTTAGGCCAAATTGATTCTCTAACAACTTGCGGTACGTTGTACCATGCAAACTGTGTTGAGTTATCCCCATAGAATTCACTAAAATTTAATTTTAAAAAGTCTAATTTTTCGTTTCTAATAATTGTTAGGGATTTTGTATATAAATTATCAACAAATCTGTTAAATCCGTTTCTACATACATCACCTTTTTTAGGATAAAAGAACATATCGTCTTCAAAGAAATACATAAACTCTAAATCAGTTTTACTGAAATGTTCGGCAATAAATTGTCTACCACCACTAATACCAATATTATCTTTTTTAATATGTTCAAATCCGTATTCATTACATAGTTCCAAGTACCTTTCAGTGGTTGATAAATCAGTTGAGTTATCTAATAGGTACTTTACAGGTTTGTCAATAAAATTCCTATCGTATTGTAACATAGATTGTATTAATGTCTCAAACTGTTTTGGACTATTAAACCCAATAACATATAACCCAACTTTACTCATATCCCCAACTTTAATCACCTTTCCACCCGTTAGTTCATTCTTAAGATTTAAAGTCCCGTTTTTAACATTCTCAAAAAATAACCAAACCAAACCATTACCTTCAATTTCCGAGTAATCAAATAACATAGGGTATTTGTATAACATAATACTAAAGATACTTTCTTCAGTTCCCATGTACCCACTTGATAATGTCGTGTTTAATAATTGGTAATATAAATTGTTGGTTTCTGTTATAGTCTCTTTAGGTCCACCAAAGAATCCTCCTCTAGCAACTTTATTAACTTTATTTCCTGATAACTCACATAATTTTTTAAACTCAAACCCGTGTATTTCTGAGGTTGTTTCGTAAGGAAATGTTATGAATGTGAATTTATTAATTAAGTTAGGTAATTTATCAATTACTTTATCATGAGTAAAATATCCCGAACTAACAGTATTAGTTAATCCTGCGTCAATCCAAAACATATACTCAGAATTGAATTTATCTAAGATTTTTGCATCATGTAATAAAAACATTTTACACATAACAAGTGGATTGTACATTTCTAACCTTGCTTGCGTGGATTCTTTTAACCACCCAACTTGATTAAACCAATTAGGGTTAGTTCTAATTTTTTGAATGTTGTTATAAAATTCATTATTTTTAAACCAATCTAAACTTCTATTAATGAACTGAGTATTTGAATCATCTCTTCTCTCCCACACAAATTTTTCTAATTCGGAATCTCCAAAAATGATGAGGTTATTCTCCGTCTTTAGTAATTCACTAAATTTAGTCAAATAATGATTTTCATACGACCTTGACCAACCTTCAGTTAGTTCACCTCTTCCTAAGTCCCATAAACCTGTTACTAATGTTAACATATCTTAAATTTTATTAATGTATAATTTTTGTCTTCCGTCAAATAATAAAATATAACCTAACGATAATAAATGTGGGGATAAGAAAGCATCTTTACCTTCCCCGTCAATATTGAAATCCGTATCATCAATCAATATTAAATGGGTCTCAGATAATTTATCTTTAGCGACCTCAAATGACTCAAGGTGTTTTTCACGATATTCGTGAGTCCCTGTGTCCCAACCATCTAAAAATAACACGTCAATTTTTTTATCAAAGTTTCTTAGAAACTCAATCCCATCTTCAGGAATATGTAAATGTAAATTATCAGGAAATGGTTGGTTAATATTACCAAATGACCATTCAGCTTGTGTTTTACAGTTAGGGTCTATGTCGCAAGAATAAACATCAAAACCTTCTATAGTCCAAATTATACCCCCATGACCATCAGCACAACATGGTGGTGACACAAATGGATTCATTTCATTATTGTAATAATCTAAACATTTTTGTGATAAAGCAAATCTTGTAGCACCAATCTCAACAACGGTTTTCATATTTAAAATTCTTGCAATTTTTGCTGCGGTTTTTAGATATGGTCCAGGTTTACTTCTCTCAAAATCATGTTGAGGACCTGTTAGACTTATTGTTTCCCAATACTTTTTAGGTATCTCATTAAATTCTTTAACGATTTTTAAAATTTCTTCATTCATTTTATTCAGGTATTAAAATTCCATCACCCCAACAATCTTCTAATTTTAATTCTTTATATCCTATGTTTGAGAATTTGTCTAAAATAGATTGTGCAGTTTCTTTAGTTATTGGTCCCATGTGATAATTAACCTCAAACTCAATAATTGGTTTTGTTTTAAACCTATCAATTATTGTTACCAAGTCATTTAAAATATTAAAGTCAACGTTTTCAGTGTCAATTTTAATAAATGTTACATTATCTAAAATTTCATTATTATTACCTATAAGATTACTTAACTTATTAGATTTTACTTTAGTTTGTGCGGGTGAATTACCTATCTTAGACAACCCAAAATTTAAATCAGGGGAGTTAGTTTCAACTTGATGTATAATTGAGGACTCGTCAAAATTAACTTCTCCTTCAGAATCAGAGATTGCAATATTATTTATTACAACTCGTTCATCATTAGTGTACTTAATTTTTAAATAATCAAAAAGTATTGGACTTGCTTCATACATCCATACTTTTTTAACTGTATAACCGTTACTCATTAAATCATATACCTTACCTACATTAGCTCCAATGTCAAGGTAATATAATTCATTTATGTTTTTTGATTGTAATAATTCTTTCATATTATTAGCAAGGTTCCAAACATGTTTTTCACAATGTTCATCGTCCCATAATTTTACTTTTTCAAAATATTCCATTTTTTAATCTAAAGGTAATTTATCTATAAACTTAAATTCTTCAGGTATGAAAAATTTAGTTTCTAATTCTAATATTTTTGGGTGATTACAACCTGTATTACCGAGACTATTGGAATGTCTAATCACAGGAAAAGTTGTTACTCCTTGGAAGGAATGCCAATTATCGTAAGTTGTAAGTTTATCATTATCTCTTTCATATGGAACAACATACATTTTTATTTTTTTAAATAGAAAATAATATGTTATTAGAATATCGTCAGATTTTGTTTTACCGACAAAATTGTTGTGGAAATCCTGTTCGAAATATTTTACAAAATATGATGCGGATTTATAATGTTGTAACATACCACTAATTCTTGTTGGTTTGGTTACACAAATTACCCATGAATCTCTTAAGTCGTTGTATCTACTCCCAACCAACCCTCTACCGTCATATAAGATAACTGAGTTTGGTAACTGTTCATGATATTTTATATGTTCAATAACCATGTCAGGATGATACACTAAGTCATCGTCTACAACAATTAATAATGTCTCGGGCGATTCTCTAAGTATGGTTGGTATAACTTTGGTCGGAGGTCCCATGTCCTCAACCCTAAATACCTTTAAGTGAGGGTATTTATTTTGGAACCCTATCAACCACTCAGGAATAAGATACTCTTCTCCCGTTACGGAATAAACATAAGGAAGGTTTAGGTGAACTTCATAGTTACTATAGTTTTGTTCGCAAACCGATTGGACAACTAATTTAAATCCGTCCTCAACGGGATGGATTAACCTTTCAGGAACGGTTGTTAACGTTATTACAATTTTATTTATCATCGCTACTTACATGATTTATTTTAATGTCTTTATATCCTTCACCAAAATAATCAACAACGTCATTTTTATAGGTGATTCTAGTCTTATTAAATTCTCGTATTTTTATTGCTCTACGACCAACCTCCTCTAAACCTAATTCCCCTTCTTTACCTCTACGAATGTCGGACTCCAAATCCCAAATGTCACCATTAACTTGAATTAAATCTTTGATTTTTTGATTAATAAATTCATAATGGTCCTTGAGATATCCGTCAATTTCAAATCTCAAGTCATTAATTTCTTTAGAGTTTTCGGCGTCCGCTCTTTCTTTTTTTAATATTGCGATAGAATACCTATCTAATATTTCACTAATTGGCATTTTCATATTTATAAATTACCTGTTATTCTTTCGCACCAACCTTTTGATTTACTAAATGGCCAAACAACCCAATATTTTGGTTTATGTGTCGTTTGGAAGTCTCTCCATACTTTACAATACCCATCAGGGTCTCTCATCATATTATTAATCTCATTGATATCCGCGTCCTTTCTAAAAATGGTTTCGTCTTTCTCATCGTGAAATGCTACAACCCAAAATTCATAATCTTTTTCAGGTACTTGAGTAAATCCAATATCGATACAATGTTTAAAGATACGAGCAAAACTACTTTCCCATTCTTCTTCCGTCTCAAATATTTGTGGGTTTGGTGGATAATGTTTGTCTAATGTATATTGTTGGACGGCTCTTCTTGAGAATCGTAATCCTGAATATATTTCATAATCTTTTAATGTTCGTTCTGTCCCGAATCCGTATTTACTAAAATCTAAAGTAATTTCTTCGCCATCCATCCCGAATAATTGTCGATTTTTTTTATGGGACAATTCATTTTTCTTACCCCACTCCTTATCATCGTCCCATTGTTTGGTTCTACCCTTACGAGTGTATTCGTGCCAAATGACTACTTTATGAGGATGAAATAAATCATAACCATGGGTAAACGCTCTAACTGCGATTGAGATTTCTTCTCCATGAAAATAAAACTCAGGGTCATGTTGGACCTCTTCACAAAACTTTCCTAACGTAAAGGCAAAGTGGGCGGAATAAAATCTTGACGTTACAGGTTCTTTCATTTCTCTCCAATTTGGGATTGTTTCAGGTAAGAAGAATACTGCTCCTTCGGGAATAAATCTATCAAACGACATTCTCCATGGTTCTGTAACTCTGCCTGAGGGGTCGTTGTCGGGGTCGAAAGATGAAACGTATCCTGTTAATAAAGGTTTAGGAAATCCTTTCTTTTGAAGTTGTTTAATCATTTTGATTAGGGTGTCGTCCCAATCCTTTTCAAACCTCATATGAGAATCTATCTGTAAAGTATATTCTTCCCCTTTATATAATTTTTGTGTTAAATTTCTTGCCCAACAAACACCTTTTGATTCGGAATATAAAACATCCTTAATCCTAAATCGTTTATCGTCTCTATATTCATCAAGATTATCAAAGTTATCGTCAGGATGATATTGTCGACAAATTGATAAAACAACGTCCTTAGGTTTTTTGGCGTTTTCCAACATACTTTTAATTGTTGGGATTAATTGAGGGTCGCGATAAGAGGCGATTTGGACAAATATCTTCATAAAGTTTTAATGAAAAAATATATAATAATTAAAAAAACTAAATGGTGTTGTAAAATCAACAATTAATAATTTTAATTAAGACAAGGACCTAATGTTGAGGTTGACATGTATTGTGAGTGAATACCTCGTGGAGTCCAAGAACCAATAGGCGTCCCTGTAATAGAGCCATCATATAATGTGGCATAAAAAATAGTAACATTGTCGCCTAAAATAGGACTATAATACCATGTAGTGTTACTAGGGTTCCACCAAACATAATTACTATTTACTACATAATATGGGAATCCGTTATAATATCCAGAATATAGGATTGATTCTGATATAAAGTATGGTTGACTATAATATGTAAAACATATTACAGTCCCCATAGGACAACTACCGTCAAAACAATCCCCTAAAATATCAATAACGACAAGGTTAGGATTTGAGGTTGGTAGTTTACCACAAACATATAATATTGTAAAAGGGTTAATCACACCATAAAAAATAGTTCCGTTACATTGGGTATAAGTAAATTCCTGTTCGGTGTCGGAGGTATTGTTAAACAAAATACAATTACAATTAATTATTGGGGTTGGTGTAGGTGTTGGTGTTAATGTTGGTGTAGGTGTTGGAGTTAAACACGTATATAGTTGAATTATTTCACATCCTAACGAATCAATTAATTTAACAATAACCTGAGAAACACCATCAAGGGGGATTGGGATAGTCACAGTATAAGTTGGGGGTATTGTTGTTGCAGACGAGACTAAATAACAATATGTTAATGTTATATCACACACATATACGTCATATGGTCCTGTACCTGTTGCACCTGTTATCTCAATTGTTATCATTAAACGGTCGGTGTTGGTGTTGGGTAACAATAACCGCTAGTCAAACTAGGAGTTGGTTTAGGAGTTTTACTCGGTGTTGGCGTTTTACTTGGTTCAGGGCACCCACATGGATTGGTACAAGTTGAAGAAGGTGTTGGTGTTTGAGTCGGTGTTGTAGTTGGACTTGAGGTTATTGTCGGTGTTGGTGTCGGCACTTTACAAGGGTCAAAAGTTGGTGTCGGAGTTTGAGTCTGAGTTGGCGTCGGAGTTTGAGTTCTTGTTGGGGTAAGTGTAGGTGTAGGTGTTGGTGTGGGTCTTGGGACATTTAATATGTTCGGGCAATCCGAGTTTAATACCAATATTGTGTAAGTTCCATAAACTTCTTTTGGAGGTTCT